ATGTACACACGAAATGACAAAACGGACTATTTCTGGCCAGAATTCCAAAATCTTGGTGAACAAGCCGTACTGAACAGAGAATTGTACCTTCAACCCTACGACTTAGCTGGCAGTCCACAATCTAAGGCAGCTGCTGATAATATTGGAACCTTTGGTTACCAATCACGATATGCAGAATACCGTTACAACCAAAGCACGGTACATGGTGATTTTAGGAAAAGTTTGAATTTTTGGCATCTTGGAAGAATCTTTTCAAATCTTCCTCAGTTGAACCAATCATTCATTGAATCTGATCCATCTAACAGGATTTTTGCCGTTAACGATCCAGATGTGCATCATTTATGGATACAAATGTATCACAATGTACAGGCTATCAGACCAATTCCAAAGGTGGCTACACCTGGTTTTATTGATCATTAAACAGGCGCTGGAACGAGCAGCGTATAGCTACATCTTTTAGTTACAAAAAACATTAAAACTATGAAACCAATTTTCAGAACCCCTTTCAATTATGACCACAACCAGGAACCGATGGAACACAACACACAACCATCGGAAACGCTCCCAGGTATGGCGATCACTATCAAGGAACTGGTTGCCCGCTATATGGCAGGGCAACCCCTCAACGTACGTCAGTACGTTGAATATGACCCTGAAGGAGCGGATTTTGACGACTTCGACAGATTGCAAGCACCTGATGCCGACTTAACGGACATCACGGAAATGCAGCTAGTTGCCGCTCGGAGGGCTGCACAGGCACAGGCCGATGAGGAAGCGCAGCGGACGGAAGAGGCACTGCCGAAGCAGCCACTCGAGCAAGCAAGCCCGGAGGGCGCGGTAGGCAATTAGCAAAATGGCTGCAATCATTACAATGCGAAGCATTGCAGACAAAAGACGGGAGGGCTTGCCCTTCCCGTCACCTTTTTGTCGTCCGTGCGAAGCACTTACAAGCTTGGCGATGAGCCAGCGTTCAGCACTAATACCTTACTTGATTTATTAGTGCTAACTGACAATGTATTATTTGTCAGTATATTATTCTCCCGTTTTGTCATTTCGGAAAAGATTTTTATCTTGTCCATGTCAAAACAAATAAACTTAAACCCTTTAAACACTTAATGCTATGTCTTTATTAAAAAATTTCGGTTCATGGGCGCAAGGTGTTGGACAGAGACTAGGTGACGTTGGCAGTAAAACAATGGATACCGTTACGAAATTTATTTCTCCTGCTTATGCTGGCCAGGTAGAAGCAAACAAGGCAAACAAAGAACTTGCCGAATACTCTTATGCGAAGGATCTCGAAATGTGGCAACGTCAACAAGATAAAAATCTTGAACTATGGAACCTGCAAAATCAGTATGACAGTCCAGCCGCTCAAATGAGGCGTTATCAAGACGCTGGTCTTAATCCAAATCTGATTTATACCCAATCAAACACTGGTGGAACCATTGCAACAACTCAAATGCCTAAGTATCAACGTCCAGAAATACGTGCAGCAACCCTGGATCTTCCCGATCGTATGAGTGAGGCGTTAATGCGAGGTATGTCGGTACTAAGTACTTTTCAAGACTTAAGAGTGAAGAAAGCCCAGGAAGATAATCTTTTACAGGATGTCGTTAACAAGCAGACAGCGAATGCAATGGCAATGTTAGGTCTTTCAGAAAAGAGAGAACAAAGCAAGTATTTTGCACAAGCTGCAAAAGCTCAATTGGATTATCAACTGATGACTCTACGAAAATTATCGGCAGAAACTGACAAATTACATTATGATGTTGGATCTGCAAGAGAAGACTATACCACTAAAGTTTGGGCTAACCGACTACGTGATAAGTATGGTATCAATCCAACAAGTGGTAATATAGTAGATACTTTCCTTCGATCTATTATTGTAAATTCTGAAAATTTTGGCAATCAATTAAAATACGACCTTAAAAAAATATTCCAATGAAAGACAAAATTTTGAAGATTTTGTGGTGGATAGTTCAAGCTGGTAGTTTGATTATTGATCTACTAAAGAAGAAACCAGATGTTAAGCAATAAATACGAACATTGTAATGGTTGCATGTATGCAAATTATTGCGATCAACTAGAGGTTGCTTATCCCTGTTTTTGTGATACGAACCAAGTTATTAACCCTTCTAAAACTAAAAAAAAATGCGAGGTAGAAGATTTCGGAGAGGACGAGGAAAAAGGATTCGTCGTGTCTATGTAGGTCGTGGTGGTACAAGATTGTAGAAATGCAATGTTTCTCACCCATAACCCTACGTACCGATGAGGGATTCAAAACAGTCCCTTGTGGTAAGTGTGCCGCTTGTCTTAGTAACAAACGGTCTTGGTGGATTTTTCGGCTGAGAATGGAGTTAAGGTACTCCATCTCAGCCTATTTTGTGACATTAACATATGATGAAGATCATTTACCAGAAAAAGGTGTGAACGTTCAAGATATACAACTGTTTCTCAAACGTTTACGTCACAATTCTAAAGAAAAAATTAGATATTTTTTGGTAAGTGAATACGGTACTAATACAAAACGTCCACATTATCATGCTATAATATTCAATCTTGATGCAGACAAGGTATTTGCATCGGAGAAAATACTGTCTGCATGGCAAAATGGAAATGTTATGCTTGGTACTGTTACACCCGAATCTATTGCATATGTCTGCAAATATGTGATAAATCCAAAACTTGATGTGCCAGAAGGTAAAAACTCAACTTTCGCACTAATGAGTAGGCGCCCTGGCATTGGTTACAAATATCTTGAAGATGCCACAAAATGGCATATTGATGGACAACGTTTTTATACTATGTCGGAAGACGGAATAAGAGGTAGTTTACCTCGTTATTATGCTGAAAAAATCTTCGATGTAGAAACCAGAAAAAGACACGCAGAATTTTATCGGCTCCAGATACGAGCACCCGATGAGATCTACAATTGTCCAGAACCTTTTCGGGAGGATATGATCCGAAAGGAAAATTTTTCAAAAAAAGTTTTCAATTCAAAAAAATGTAAAAAATTCTAATTATGGCTTCAATTTTTGATTTGGTCTTGGCAAATAGACCTAAAAAATCAGTTTTTGACCTTTCACACGAAAGAAAAATGTCTGGAAACATGGGTTACCTTTATCCCATCATGGTGCAAGAAGTTATACCAGGTGATAAGTTTCGAGTGAATACGGAAATTCTCCTTCGTATGTCTCCCCTGGTTGCACCTATGATGCACCGCTGCAATGTCTACACCCATTATTTCTTCGTACCTAACAGGCTCCTTTGGTCTGACTGGGAAGAATTCATAACAGGTGGTCGTGACGGTAAACAGGAACCTGTTCCCCCCACAATTCGTGTAAATCTTGGTGAACAAGATCTTCCATTAAAAACTGGAGAGCTACCTGATTACATGGGGATACCAACTTTTGATACTAAAATTACAGATCCGATAGATAACTCAGTTGAGTTTGGTGCAATGCCGTTTCGAGCATATCAAAAGATCTATAATGAATATTACCGTGACCAGAATCTGGTCAACGAAGTAGACGTTCCTATGTCTGGAGGACCTTTGGACTATGATTCAGATGCAGGTGCAAGTGATATGCTTGTATTACGCAAACGTGCATGGGAACGTGATTATTTTACCTCTGCTCTACCTTTCACACAGAAAGGCGATCCAGTTACTATCCCGCTCGGAAGTACTAATGTGGTACTTGATAGAAGCAATGCTGCACCAGGTGTTCTTAAAATGGCTGATCCAGGAGATGGTAGCCCCGCTGGAAACACCTTAACAACTGGTGGTAGTCCTATAGGAATTGACGGAAGGATATTTTATGGTACTACCGATGGACAATCAAAACCATATGTTTATGATCCTAATGGAACACTTAAAACATCTGGCGGTGCTGCTGCAACAATCAACGATCTTAGGGCAGCTTTCCAACTACAAAAATTCCAGGAAAGAAACGCTCGAGCAGGAAGCCGTTACACAGAGGTTATCAAAGCACATTTTGGAGTACGAAGCTCTGACGCTCGATTACAGCGACCCGAATACCTAGGAGGTGGTAAATCACCAGTGACTATCTCCGAAGTCCTACAAACGTCTGAAACTGCCTCTAGCCCACAAGGAAATATGGCAGGACATGGTCTTTCTGTTGGAAATACGCATTCATTCAAAAAGTATTTTGAAGAACATGGTTACATTATCGGTATAATGTCGGTACTTCCTCGTACTGCTTATCAGCAAGGTTTGCCCAAAATGTACACACGAAATGACAAAACGGACTATTTCTGGCCAGAATTCCAAAATCTTGGTGAACAAGCCGTACTGAACAGAGAATTGTACCTTCAACCCTACGACTTAGCTGGCAGTCCACAAT